GTCGATTGAAGGATCCGCACCGCACGATCCGTCATGCGCTGGGCAAGCGCTGCATCGAACGCCACCAGTTCGTGGTGTAGCTCGGCAGTGTCTTTGTTGATCGCTGTGAACAGTGCGGGATGATCGGCGACCCCCGGCAATGAGGTGTCCATGTAGGCCTGATAGACAGCGATTTGCGCAGCGTAGATTGGCTTGCTCGCAGCGACGCCCTTGCTGGCGGTATCGCGCCAGGATTTGGCGTTCATCGTCTTGCATTCCCACAAGGCCGGGAACGCCATGCCGGGGATATCAGGGCCGCTGGCAAGGACGCCATCGACATGACCGCGAATACGGCCGACAGCGACGCTAAAGCCGAACTGATGTCCCTCGCCTTCGCCATCATCGCTCGCGCGGCGGGTGTGAAGATCAAAGCCTGCGGCGCGCAGCCACTTGACCGCTATATCTTCGAGCGCGTGCCCGATGCCAAAGATCCGCAACGTACGGCCAGCAAATCCCGCGCCTTCGTCCTTTGGGGCTTGGGTATATTCAAATTGCAGCGCCCGCTCGCAGGGGTGACCAAGGCGCGACCCGCCAAGGTATTGTCGTGGCGCCGTCGCGGACTCGCTCGCCACAAGGGCCGCGTCGATCGCGGCGTTGATGTGATCTGCAACCTGGCTGGTTGGGTTGTAATCAAGCATCAGAAGGGTATCTCCTGGTCACAGATGCGGGCGCTCTCACGCATGGCGTCCTGAAAGCCGCCAACGGCGACTTCAATCAGCGTCAGCACCTGTTGCTCTGTGAGATCGGCGAGCTTTGTGTCCCAGCCGATCTCCTCGAAAATCTCGGCGAGAGGTCGCATGGCGCTACGGATGGCGGCTTGTTCTTGTTGCGTGAGATCAACCATGGCGAGCGACCTCCGCGCCAAACGGCTCCACAGGGATTGGCAGGGCATCGAGCAGAACGAGACAGTCGGGCGCGCGGGCCTCATGCCGGTTGGATCGAACCAGCCAAAGCCGCGCGAGGATCGCCGGCAGACGGCGCAAGGTTGAACGGGAGCGCGCATCGCCGGTCATGCCGCTGCATTCAAGACGAGATTGCGGATGGTGCTTTTGTTAAACTTGAACGTCAGAAGTGCTGACGCCTGATATCGGGTCAGGCTGTAATCAAGACGGCGTTCGGGGGGCAGATGCGCCATCTGCTTTTGCGTCGCGGGCTCGTTTAACCAGGCGCGGCTTTTATGCGCGGATTCATCGGTCTCGTTTTCGTTGAGCCAGTCATCGGCAGCGGCAAGGCAAACGGCGCGCTCACCAATCGCCAAAAGTCTGGGTTCAAGTTGTTTGCCACTTCCAATCGAGTGCCAACGACCATTGAGGTAGAACACGCCGCCCCAGGCATTGAAGCCATTGGCGATCAATGCGGCGTCATCGCCAAACAGATCGCTCCACTGAAAGCTCGAACGCTTCAACAAATCGATCTCGGTCATGATGAAATCGGAGATCGGCGCTGCCGCCTCGCTTTTACCGAACGCGTAGCCGCAAAGCGGGCACTCGGTGCAGGACAACGGCACTTCCCCCTCGCAGGCCGGGCATGTTTTTGTCGGTGCCTCGCCTGTTGCCTCATGCCCATCGAGATCCACGTCCTGCTCAAGGGACCCGTGGATCAGCGATGACGTACCAAAATCGAGAACAATGCAGTCGGTCTTCACGATGCCAGGATGTTCGTGAGGGTCGATGGTTCGCAGGCCCCGACCGACCATCTGGATCATCGTGGATTTGAATGAACTGGGGCGCAGCAAGACCACACAGCTGGTTGGCGGGTGATCCCAACCTTCTGTGAGCACTGCTACATTTACGACAATTCGCGCCTCGCCAGAGGCGTAAGCGGCCAGCACATTGCGGCGCTCGGCATCGGGTAGTTCACCGGTGACCAGAACTGTGGGAACGCCAGCTTTATTGAAAGCAGCGGCAACTGCCTGCGCATGCGCCACCGTCGAGCAGAAGACAACGGTCTGGCGGTCGTCCGCCTTTTCCTTCCAATGCCTGACAACGGCGTCGTTTACGGGTGTGCGGTTCATGATGCGCCCGACCTCAGCCATGTCGAAGTCGTCGCCAGACTTTTTGACCTTGGAGAGTTCATCGCGCACCCCGACATCGAGAACGAAGGTGCGCGGCGGCACGAGGTGACCGCTGCGGATCAGTTCAGCCAACCTGATCTGGTCGGCGACGTTGGAGAATACCGAGCGCAAGCCCTTGCGATCGCCGCGATTGGGCGTCGCCGTCACACCAAAGATGTGGCATTTGGGATTTTGCTGCAGGACGCGGTCTATAATCCGGCGGTAACTATCGGCAGCCGCGTGATGCGCCTCATCAATCACCAGGAGATCAAGTTGCGGCATGGCGTCAAGATTGGACGCGCGCGTGAGCGTTGGAACCATGGCGAAGGTCACCTGGCCCTGCCATGATTTGTTGGTGGCATCGACCACCGATGTGGTGATCGATGGATTGACGCGACCAAACTTTTCACGGTTCTGCGTGGTGAGCTCGTCGCGATGGGCCAAGACAGCGGCTTTTGCTGTCCTGCCCTTCACCACTTCGCTGGTCACAGCAGACAGGCAAATAGTTTTTCCAGCACCTGTGGGCGCTACGCCCAGCGTATTGCCGTGCTCGCCAAGCGCCTGAAGGCTGCGCTCAACGAATTGTTTTTGACGAGGACGTAACAACATCGCCAAACTCCCTCAGCGCGCCCAGGTCGGACGTACGGTGGAGCCGGAAGCAGCTGAAGACGCAGCTGCCGCAGGTGCAGGCTGAGGCGTGAAGGCCGCGGGGACGATTGGCGTTGGCTGATTGCCCCACACCGCCGCATAGCCTTTGTGATCGGGGGTTACGGCAGCACGGATTTCATTCTTGTCGTCACCGTTGGCGTCGGTCCCCATTTCGATGCGGGCGACAAACTCGATACCGTCGATGTCTGCGAAGCTAGTGATGCGCCGCGCCGTCATGGCCTTGGGCGACATATCTTTGTCGGAGATGGCGTGCGCCGAGTTCAGCATACCCCGCACGAAGCTGCGGCCCATATTGGCCCATTCAGGTCCCTTGGGGCTGTAGAGGCCGATGAGCGTGAAAATCTTGCGCTTCGCGTATGGCCCCTCAAGAACGGTGAACTCGCCGTTAAGGTAGACAGAGCCGGTTGTGCCGCGCGTGGCATAGCCGCCGGCCCAGCCCTGGCTCGCGTCATCGAATCCGCCAGGGCGGATGGTCAGGCGAACTTTAGCCAGCGTCCCCTTGGGGATCAGCGCAGCGTTCTGTTGGGCGTCGTTGTAGTCATTCCAGGATGCAGCCATGGTCAGGCTCCTTTGCTCAGGTGGTCGGGGATGAGGGATTGTCCACCGCAGGTGCGGCAGGCAGGTTGAATTCAAGGCGCTCGGAGATCGGGCGAACCGGGCCTTTGATCTTCTCGAACAGGCGTCCGAGATGGGGCTCCTCAATGACATTGAGGCGCCCGCTGCGGTCCTTGGCCGGGTAGTTCCAGCTGTTCAGCGTCTGGCAGATGAAGGCGCGCGACTGCGTGCCGTCCTGTCCTTTGATCTCGGCCATGGTGATGACCTGATCGACGATGCCGGGCAGCTCGAGGCCGGTTTTGCTGCCATCAATTTGCGGGCTGAAAACACGGCGATTAAAATCGTCGAGCTTTTCATCGAGAATGCCCACAAAGACGACGTTGCGTGCGCGTGCATGCTGGAGATGTGTAAGCCAGCCAATCATCTCGCGGCCATGCAGCCCGTACGCGCCGCGAATGTCTGGCTTGCCGGTTTTTTCCGAGAATGCCTCGGGCTGACCACGACACCACTGAAAGCAGAGGCGCCCCGCGACCGTGATCGAATCCACGAAGATGGTCTCAAAGGCGTCAAACGAAACACCTGCGCCAAATTCAGCTGCGACCGCTTCATAGTGCGCCGGCGAATAAGCCTGATCGTCGCGCAATGCGGGATTAGGCCCCCCGATAAACACTGCGAAATCGCGGCACTCAGGCCAGGTCCGCAAGCGCACCGTGGCGCCCGGCCAGTCGTTGACAGCCAGATCGCCAGCTTCGAGATCGGCGAACAAAGTCGTTTGCGGAGGCAACGTCCAGAGCAGGGACGTCTTGCCCATGCCGCTTTTGCCAAAGATGCAGGCCTTGATGCCGCGCTGCTCGGCGAGCCTTTCGTCGGCGCTGACAATGCGCAGAGCCATTAGCGGCCTCCTGCATTGCTGGTGATTGCGTCAATTGCCCGGTCCGCCCCAAGGGCGCCTGACTGGCGGGCGAGGCTGTAGAGCTTGCGAATGGCGTAGAGACGATCGCCGAGTTCGTTGAATTCGACCTCAACGCCGCGCACAGCGAACGCAAGATCATCAAGGGTTGCGTCAACGACCGGCTTGGCCGCGATTTCGTCCCTGCGCCCAATTGCAGGAATATGGATCGTGTCTGGCAAGGCCTGCAGCGTTGCGTGCTGCTTGCGGACGCTTGTGAGCTTGGACGTATTGAACATTATCTGCCCTCGTTGTTGATGGTGAGACGGAAGGTTTGTTTGCCGGTCTTGACCGTGCGGGCCGGGGCGAAAGTCGCGCGGATGCTTTCGGGCCAGGCCGTGTACTTGCGCTCTGGGACCTTGAAGCTGATCTCGACGTATTCAGCGGGATCGTCGCCGCCGGCGCGGATGTGCTCGATGACCTCGGCGATCAGGTCCTGATCCCAATCGATTTTCTTGGGCAGATCAGCGACGACCGTGACGGTGTCATCAAGGAAGCGGATCGTGCCGGTGTCTTTGCCGGCAGCCTGACGCACGGCATTGGCTGCTTCGGCGTATTTCACAGCGAGAGCGCCGTCGATCCAGTCCTTGGTCAGTTTGGCGAATCGCAGCGCCTCATCGGCTTCATCCTGAAGCATCGCCAGGTTGTCGGAGGGAATGGCAACCACGGCGCCGACGGGCATATGGAGCAAGTCGGCGAGATTGGGACGATTGGGTATGCTCATCGCGCAGCACCCATCGACGGCATGGACGAGGATACTGCTGTGCTCTTGCGGAGTTGATCCGCTTCGAACGCATCGACATCTTCGAGCCGGTAGATGACCCGACCGCCCATTTTCAGAAATTGCGGGCCTTCACCCGTCCACCGCCACCGCTCCAACGTGCGGTGCGATATGTTCCAGCGAGCCGCCAGCTCGATCTGGTTGAGGTGTCTGATCGCCATCGAGTCCTCCTTGGGTTTGTGTCGAAAACCTGCGGAGAGAATGGCTGCCGGACGGGTAGGAGCCGGGAAGGAGCCAGGTAGGGCTCAAGGTAGGAGTCGGAAAAACTGTCTCAGAAATGAAAAAGCCGCCTCATCGGGCGGCCTCGCAATTCAGAGAATTCATGGCATCAGAGGTACATCCAACAGCGGCCATGCTCCTCTTTGATGAATTCACGCCATTCAGGTCTTCCGGAGAAAGCCTTCGCCAACGTGTTGACGCTGCTGCTGTATCCGGCGCTCTCCAGAACCTCGGCGGTCAGAAGTTCCGGATTGCCCAACTTCCAGGCGTCATGCAGCTGCCGGATAATCGCGCGCTGTTTCGATCCAGAGAATGCATGACGTGTTCCGCGAACCGTGAGGGACGCGCCGTCGGCCGCCATGGTGATCAGATCGTCGCTCAGCTGCGAGCCTGACGCGACACGGGCAGCCAAGAGATCGGGGGCGATAACAAAACCCATGTGATCGGCAACATCCCGAACGGCGATCAGCGAATGGCCGAGGTGCACTTCAGTCGGCAGGTGATCTCCATGCGTGAAGCTCAGGACGATTCGCAAGCCGGGTGCTGGCCGCATACGGACAGTATCGACGAAAAGTTTCCATACCGCTGGATCGCCGAGCCGACGGCCAATCCATAAGGCAGTACGTTTACTGCGTCCTGGTAGTCGCACGTCGCCCATTTCCCACAGAAGATCTGGCACGAGTTCGACTGGGCCATGTCGCGGCGACAAATCCAGCTGCTCGACCAGATGGTCGAGCAGGTTGCCGAAGTTGACCCGGAACGTTGCCAACTGATCACCGGGTACACTCACCCACCCAGCGGTCGGGCTGAAATACCCGTAAGCTCGATGTTCGGGCGACCAATTCAGGTTGACGGGCTCGTCTTCGTGGTCGACGAGTGAAACTGCTGCCCGCAAGTGATCTTTCGGCTGAAGCATCCCAGCCGCCTTAAGTGCTGGCGCGACGCGCCCATAATAGCCGTCGAGGACAGAGCCGCTGATAACCGCGTCTGGAGTCTCGATCACAGACAGGAGTAGGCCTGCCGCCTTCCGATCAATCGGCGGCGGCACTGTCAGCCCCAGAAAGAATGCCCCAGCGGCGCAGGTACTTTTTGCCGATCAGCTGCTCCTCTTCGGTCTGGTCTTTGAGATTGCAGCCATGCGGCATGGTGATCGTCAGCGGCAGCGTCCGGCCTCGCTTCGCGTCGCCTTTGGGATGGAACTTGATGGTCAGCTTCGCCTGCGTCGCCACCCATCCACCACCCAACGGATCATTGGGCCCGAACCGCTCCGCCGACATGCTCCAGATGGTGCGATCGGCTTTCCGGAGGCATTCGAGCGTGACGCGCTCGGCGACATTGTCGATGGGCATCAGGCGCAGCTGCTTTACCTCAACGGATTCGATCCCGTCCTCAGGGTCCGTCGGGAAGCTGAATGGGTGCAGCAGGACATCGAGGTCGTAATTGCGGAACGGCACCTTTTCACTCTGGAACTCGATCCCCAGCAGGTCCCGCGCCATGAAGCGCACCATCTCCTCGCGGCTCTCGCGGTCGTTGGCCACGACCTCGATGACGCCGTGCGCCGGTTCATAGGACAGCGCCTCCACGAACGCGGGGCG